GCCTGCTGTGCGCAGTCTTGTAATATGTCCAATTTGCCATTGCTTGGTATCTAGGCCTTTCATGATACCTAAAAATTTATTGCGCATTAAACTAAATTGGTTGCATAGGTGAGTGAGTGTAATAACACTCTCCTCACCGTCAACAAACTTCTCTGCATCCCTGCTACTGAGTTGTCTGTTGTATGCTTCCAAATACTTTCTAAACACCTTGCTACGCTCTTTGCGTAACTCAATATTTAAATGCTCAAGAATAGCTTCAATCTCTTGAAGTTGATTGAACCTATGCTCTGTAATGCCTGGGAGGGCAGCACTGGATTTCTCCAGGCTACCCTTTATTCTGCATTCATACCTAGCATTTTCAAGCTCGTCCTCAAAGTAGGAAATACATTCAATTATATTCCCTAAGTCATCAACAACCTTGTTATACCAAGTACTCATTACTCATCCCAAGTATCATCGTCATCATCACTACCATCAAACAAGTAGTCAAAATGACTTAAGATAGCTGCCTTCATTGTGCTGTCAAATTCGTTTTTATGGACATTAATTCCGTCCATGTCGGCATGTTCATCAAAACTCTTTAACAACGCTTCGGCAACTTCTAAACGCTCTTTACGTGGCACATAAGTTTTAACAATATCCCACGTTTCGCTTAAAAGTGCTATTTCAGGACTCATCAGCATATTCCTCCGGTTCTGGTTCTAAATCTTTAGCAGAAACGTCTTCAACCTTATCTCGCTGTGCAAGAGGGTTTTGCTTCCACTCGTCGATAATTATCTGAAGTTTATCGCCAGTCCAGCCTTTTCTGAACTCCTTGATAACTTCACCAGACACCGGAGAGGTATATTCTAATTTATTACCTGTTTTAGCCAAGATGCCTTTTGCTTCAAACATGTCTAGCAAACCGCTATAAGGATCCATGCCTGAATCATACGGAATCTTAATTTGTACACTTTCAAAAGGTTTAGCGTAACGTGTTTTCATTACCTTACACGCACTACGAATACCGCGTACTTCTGTAACTTTATTGCCGTCTTCGTCTTCCTTGAGCTTGAGTTTACGCATAGCAACTACAATACTTGATGCATAGATAAAGCCTTGTCCGCCTGAGATCTTGTCGTCTGGGTCAAACATGTCTTGGCTAGCATAGGTATGGTTGGTTGCAATTAGTGCAATTGGATAAGGAGCAATTTGGTTAACTGTATTCCTCACCAATGCTGTTAGTGCCTTGGGCTTACGACCCATGTCACCCTTCATATCACCACGCTGAAACTGATCTACGTCAGTTGGAGTGAGCAACATGCCCAAGCTGTCAATTACGAATAACAGCTTAGGTTGGTCTTCGTATGCCATGTCGCCATAATTGCTTTTGTAGTCTTTCATGAAGTCTGAGATGGCTTTGGCCACATCGTCAATCATGCTAACACTAATACGAAGTAGTTTTTCTGGGCTGGTATCAACATCTAGTGCCTTCAACCATTCTTCGTCAAGTGCGTTCTCGGAGTCAAAAAGAACTACTTGACAGCCCATCTGCTGTGCATTACGCACAATATTGCCGGAACAAATAAATGATTTACCTGAACCAGATTCACCGGCAAACACACTTACCTTGCCAAGCGGAATACCTTTATTGAAGTCTCCACTGATAAGATAGTTAAGTGTGTAGTTACCGGTACTGACCCAGTCGCGGGGGTCAAAGAACCCCGCGCTGATGCCAGAAATACTTTTAGTCAGACCAGTACGAAACTTAGTCAAGTCAAATGGTTTCTGCATATACTACTCCTTAGGCTTGTTTGCGATTGCGAATCATTGCAAGGATGTCATCAGCTGACTTCTTTGAACCATCGCTTGGTGCAGCCTGTGTAGTGGGTGCAGTTACCTTTGGTGTATTAGTTTCAAAAGGAGCTTCTTCCTTTTCAACTGTTGGCTTAGGTGTTGCTTTTGGCTGTGCTGGTGCAGATGACTTCTGTACGGCAGCGCCAGCTGGTGCGTCAACGCCATATGGCTTATAGTAACTACCCCAACGTGCTGGGTCGTATAGGTCGCCATTTACACTTGCTTCAAACATTTCAGCAATTGCTGTATAATGTTCTGCTGTTGGACGAGCAGGCAAGAATTCCTTAAGGTCATACAAACCAAACTTGTCAATTGCGCCAAGTTCAGTTTCATCCAAACTGCGCTCCTTACGTGCCCAAGAACTAGTACTGTAGTCTGCGTACTGACCTTTAGTAGTCTTAGTAAGACGGAAGTCTGTACCGTTCATGTAGTCAGTTGGGATATTTTCCATATCAGGATCCATT